CCACCAGCTTGGAACTGAACGTTTCTTGAACGCATGAAAGTATCTGGTTCTGCACTGATAAAGACTTCTTCAAGGAACGTTCTTGCAACATTTCCTGTTCTGTTTACAGTTCCGCCAGGTACAACTACAGTTCTTGTCCAATTATCTGTTGCAGGAGTCATAACAACTCTTCCAACAAATTCAACCATATTAAATGGGTTAACATTTTCTGATCTAGATGCTAATGGTTGTTCTAACCAATTTGCTTCATCATATCTTAGTGTAATTAAATCTCCAGTCTTCTGTACATTAGTATCGAGTAAAGTTAAATTATCGCTAAGATCAGCACTTGTTGTATTAACATTAGCTGCAAATGCAGGTTCTAATTCTAAGGAATAGACATCAATCGGTGTAAGCAATTCTTTGTGTCTTCCATCTACAGATGCTTTTGCATCAAAGTTTCTGATTTGCATTCTGCGATTATCCGCAAAATCATCAACAAAGAATCCAGATTTAAATCTGTTTAATCCTTGAGCATCCTGAACTTGTAAAGTAGATGTATTTAATTCTAGTAAACTTAATGAAGTTACAGTTTCTAGTGTATCGATTCTATCTTCTAATACACCAATATCCTTCATAGTGAATCTCTTGTTATCAACAACACTTACTTCAGCATCATCAGGATGGAAAAGATATGGTGGGAACTTAATAACTGCCAATGTCATCGAATCATTAATACTTGATGGTTCTTTTGGATTTTCAGCAGATGTTCCTTTAACAACAGAGATATTACCTTCAACATCCAATATAATTTTATCAATTCTTCCTAAGTAATACTCAACACCTAATACTGAACTTTCATTCGGTGCAGAAACTAATGTTGTGTTTACACTAGATGTTCCAAATGTACGACTTGCAAAATCGAAAGGAGATGTACTAGGAGTTGCAGTACTAAAATCAGCAACTCTTGGTCTAAAGTCGAGAATATCTGATATCCTAGTTCCATCTTCTAATGATGGTATTTCTTTACTATATCTTTCTTTATCGTAAGAATTAACAGTATAGAAGTCTCCATTATCGTTTGCGGGAACTACGTACCTATCACAAATTACTAATAGTTTTTTGGAAGGTGAAAGTGCTTGATTATTTCTTACAAGTTTTGAATAATCATAATATTGTTCTTTTTGTCCACTATCAAGTGAAAATCTATCAGTAATATCAAGATAACTACCTTGAGTCTTAGATTGGACTGAAGTTATAACCTGAGATTCTTCAAAAGTAACAGTTTCCCCAACTTGGAAGTTATTAGCATTCAAAGGAACATATCCAATCTCAGTAGCAGAAGGTCTAGTTACTACTTGTGCTACAGCATTACTCTTCTTACCAGTTATTTTTTCTCCAACAATAGCATTTACATTTAAACCTAAACCACTAACAAATTGAAGTGTATTTAAAGTTGGAGTTTCTTTATTTAAAGACTCATATACCTTATGTACTTTAACTACATCAGGTGTGTTTAAAGATATTTCTCTATCTTCTACTCTTAAACCATAATAGAAAGTAGTTGATAATCCAGTTACTGCTGTACTAATTCCAGTAGTAGACTTGTCTATAACAACTTGATGACTTCTATCATAAGTTTTTTGCTTACTCTTTATTCCCTGTCTCTTGATTGTATTAGTTATAGTTACATTACTTTGACTTACTTTTAGACCAGAGAAATTGATTGTAGTTCCGTTTGAACCAAAAGTGATTTGTGATGAATTTAGTGGTTCAAATGTACCATCAGTATATGCAACACTATAAGATTTATTCTCAAATGGTTCAAAGAAAGCACTTGTGAAACCTATATTGGCAGTATTCAAACTTAATGCACCAGTGCCACTTGTAGCTTTGCCTGTTTCTTGATGTATAATTGTAAGAGTAGAATCGCTTAAATCTACAGATGCAACATTTGGAGAGGATAATTTAGAATATAAGAAAGCATCTTTATCGTTTCTAATTCTTGGTTCTCCTATCGCAAAGGTAGTTGTAACGGTATCAATACCAACAACACCACCATCACAAACTCCAGTTACTGTAGATACTCCACTTAAAGTTAAAAATTGAAGATCAGTTGATACTGCTGATACTCTAGCAAATGTTTCTGTTGTAAATCCATCTCTCTGATAACGAATTATACTATTAGTTGCTATTCCACTAAATGTATTTCCTGCACAAGAAGCAATTCCTGTTGGTGAAATACTAATTTTATCTGTAATTTTAAAGTTTCTCGGAGCAATACTCTCAAGAACTGTATCTGCTGAGAAATCGGTAGTTATGCCACCTACAGTAGAGAAAGTTTGATATATTGATTTAACATCTTTTACATTTTTTGCATCAACAGCAGTAATTGAACGAACATATTCAGAACCTCCATTAAGAGAAATTTGTTCTCCAACAATAAATTGTCCAGAAGTTTGAGTTAATGTTAACGATAAACTAGATGCACCAGGAGAAGTAACAACAAAACCTGTAGCACCACTACTTAAACCCTTTATGTAAGTTGAAGCAGGACAATAACCAGATGAAACTGCAGCACTTAAAGTTAAAGTTGTATATGTTTGAACATCGAATAAGTAGAGATCAAATTGAGAACTGTTATTAGTATATGAAACATCTGATAATGAGAAATTATAAACTCTTGCTTGTCCTATAGTTACTCCGTCTGCACCTGTTCCACCTTCTTTTCTACGACTCTGTAAGGTTACTACATTATTTGTATTATTGATTCCTACAAATGGAACTCCTTGAACATTATCAACTTTTACCAAGTTGCCCATTTTGAATGGTACAGATGCTCCTTGAAGTGTAGTTGTGTCTCTAGGTTTGTCTAAATCTAAAATTGTTGTTCCAGCAAAATCAACATCATAACCTTTAACGTATGCTGTTCCTGAAGAAACTCTAGCACACGCTAAATCTTCGCTAGGATCATTAAGTTGTTCTGTTTTTTGCTCTTCAGTGAATATTCCGTTATTTGATATCTTATCATTTAAACACTCTTCAATATCAATTGTAAAATCATTTACAGTATAATCTCCAGATTCATCAAATGTTCTTTTAGCAAAGTAATCTCTAATTACAGAATATGTTGATTTATCTTGTAATTTCTTTATTTCTCCATTAACTATTCTTATTAACTCTACAAAATTCTTATCATCAAAATCAGTTATTGCTTTTTTACCTAATTTTGCAGTTAACTTTAATCTATCTGCACCTGGTGCTGCATAATTTGAAAATCCTCTTGCATTATCGTATAGACTAGATTCATCTCCTGCAGAGACTAATTCTTCATTTACAACTAATCCAACTCTATATGATGAATCATTTTTGTATGGATCGAGTACAATAGTGTCTGTTTGGACACTTGCAAATACACCACGAATGAAATATATTCCATTAGAAACATGTACTGCTGATGAAGTTGATGTAGCATTTAAATCAAGAACTGAAGCAAAACTATCTCCTACATTTATTGTAGTATTTCCGTAGGTTACTGCATCTTCAGCAATTAAAGTTTCTCCATCTGAAAAAGGTCTAAATTGGAAATCTCTATTAGAATTTAAATATTTTACATAAATTGTTGGATATTCTATACCATCAGTTGGAGGAAATACAACTTTTTGAATAGTTCCCGTTACACCAGAAGTTCCACCAGATACCTTTTTACCTATAAAATTATTCAAATATATGTTCAAATCTAATCCAAAATGTGTTGGATTTATTTTTACTGCCTCAAAAAACCTATCGTATGTAACTCCACCAGGAATTACCATAGATCCTTCTTTGAAAATATGGCTACCAAATGATTCAATCTGACTTTGCAGTATTGATTGTAAAGTCGTTAATTCTCTTGCTTGGATTGGATATCCAGGTTTAAAGAGAACTCGATAAAAATTATTATCCTTATCGAAGTCATCATAGTATGGATTTATATTTAAATTGGTCTTTTGTGGCATCTTCTTAGAACTCTAGAATAATCTTAATGTCTTCTTTTTGCCTTGCATCTCTAGTAACTATTGGTCTGTTGTCCAAATAGATTACATCACCCGACGTTTTATTTATCTCAGGTTCGGCAAGTCCCTTTGTAAATTGAATCCCAAGGTTGATATTTTTGTTACCAGATGGGTTTGTAGTGATTCCAGTATATCCATTATCTATTTTTCCAGAAAATCCGTCGCTAGTAAAAACTTTTCCAGATGCATCTGAATCAAAAGAGAATCTCCTACCTTCACTACTTACACCAACATAATCTTGTTGATTAAATGTTGATGGATGGTAATTTTGAGATCTGTCTTGGAAAAACTTAATAACTTTTGTAGTTTCATCGTATGATGCAACATATCCTTCAGCAGTAACATTGCTGCCATCTACTGTGACACTTTGAGTTATCTTTTTACCCACAGTTAAGAAATTTTCTCCACTAATGGTACCATCGTCTAATAATTTAATGGCATTTGTACCAGAAAACTGATTATCATTAAAAATATTAGTAGAACTTCCCCTTAAAGGATTTTTAACTACTGAAATTTGTGCAAATTTAGTATCTGTTGGGAAATCTTTATCAGAGTCATCAAATCTTGCATATAATAATACTCTGTCAGTACCTAATTCTTTATAAAGATCATGTCCATGTCCCTTAGATGGTGGGATAATTGGAATTAATTTAGCAGGGTTAGGTATACTACCAGTTGGTTGCAGCGTTCCTAAATCAACCATCGCATAAGTATAACCTTTTCCTCCAGAAGAAATGACTACATCTGTTATTCTACCGAGACTATCAACAGTTACAACTGCTTTAGCACCTGAACCATCTCCAACAATAGGAAC